CACTCTAAGATCGTATGGCATGCCCTTTCTTTCTGTAAAAGGTAAAAGAGCAAATGTATCTCCATTCATCAACCAGCTTAAAAAAGCCAACTGCTGAAGTTCATAGAAATTATTGATTCTTGCTAAATCACAATTAGGCGTTTCAGCCCATAGCTTAAATTCTCTTTCAACCTCTCTTTCCCATTTATCAGCTTGTGCCTCTGTCATACCAAGGAATTCATAATCTATAGATGGCTTTAATTTGAGACCCGAACCTACTACATTCGTCCTGGTAGTCTTGATTGCACTCGTGGCAATAGGCGCCCCTCCCATATAAAGATCTCTTGAACGTTCCCGTAAAACTTGTACATTGTTTTCAATATCTTCCTTGGGGCCACCGCCACCAAATAGCCAGCCTTTCATACTTTTTTTTGAATGACTTGCCCCGTGATTACCATAACCACTATTAATTAGTCCTAATTGTTTTCTTGCAACTTCCCTTCTAAGAGCTGTTTGTGGAGATACACTTGCTATGGCTTTTTCAAAAAAATTCATATTACTTCTTCACCTCCTCTCCTATATTCGTGATTTATAAATCACGAGGGACTATTCGCATTACACGATTAGTCCCTCTCCTTTTTAATTGATTTTCTAATACATCAACCTGATTTTTCCAGAACTTAATCTGCTCTCTTATCTGATACAGGTTAGCCCTATTGAGTTCTCTTGAGCCAAGTTTATAGCTTTGCCCTATTGTAACTTTTAACTCCGCGTCCATCCAAGCTTTTAAATGCTGCTTGGCTTGTTCTAATGTCCACGCACTCATTTTTATCTCACCCCTTTACTAAGTGTTCTTCTTTTTTTAGGGACAGTTCTCTGACCATATAAATTGCCTCTAACCTTTTGCTTCTTCAGCTCTTCTAAATTCACATTTAATATTTTCAGGGCGGCTGTTGCGTAGTTCCTAAGGTCTAATGGTTCATTTCTTGCAGAACTGACTTTAACCCATTCAAACTTAGATTTACCTTGTTTGGTAGTTGTCTTTTTATATTTCTCTGATAACAAGCCCTTGAAAAAATCCTGATTATACCCTGTATCATCATCCATTGGAAAATGACAATATCCTGAGGTATCACCATCTTCAAAGTATTCTATTTTAAGACGGGATGTCACAGTTTCTTTTCCTGCATCTACCCCTAATGTAAAGAGATGACATGCCTCACGATTATTTTTTGTAGCCTTTCCCACAAAGGGTATGCCTGCTCCACCCCGTCCTTTTATGGCCCATACCCTTCGGTTTTGACGTGACTTACAATATTTATAAACTTCTTGTGTGTAATGACCTCCGCTATCAACACAGGTCGTAGCTATGCGGATTTTACTGCCATCCTTATATGAAAATTCATAATTTAATAAGTCATCAAGTTGTTTCCACACAGCTGGCTTATCTGGGACACCTCTAAAAACTGTATATTTTATCCCCCATGATTCTTCACCCACACCCCATCCAACAACTTCAACCTCCAATCGGTCATCTTGCGTATCCACTCCAGCAGTTAAGACAAGCACATCATCTGGCACTTGGCAATTATACACTTCTCGTCTTTTAAGAAGTACGTCTTCACTGGTTTCCTCGGAATGATCTTCCCATGTTTCACCCAATGAGGTATTAACCCATACCCTGTAAGTTTCAAGTGATATTTTTGCTTGTTTAAACTCTTTTATTATTTCCCCCCAACTTTTCCATGGTGAGGCAAGCTCGTTCAGATGGAATCCTCTATCAGAGCGCTCTGGATGTAACGCAATCCATTTACCTTGGCTACCTTTCCAATCTAACTCACTGGCTCTGTCTCCGCAGTGCTTACATGTCATGGTCTCATCATCAAAGTTAATCCTGCTCCACTCCAATGGCTGAAATTCCTCGCAATGTGGACAAGGAAGATTCCATTTTTCCATGGTGCTTAAGTTGTATTCATCCTCTATTTTCGAGGCTCCCTTGTTAGTGGGTGTTGAAACAAATACTTTCTTACGGTTCCAAAATGTTGTAGTTCTTTTTTCAGCAAGTGAAAGCGGATCACCCTCCTCACCTACAGATTCAGGATACCTATCTATTTCATCCGCTAAAAGTATTCTTATAGGCGCGCTTGATAAAGACTTCTCTGAATTTGCACCAACTAGTTTTATGTACCCTCCTATAAACGATTTTTGTAGAACTGTATTATCCCCATCTCTTGATTTAGCATCATCAAACTTATCAGTAAGGACTTTTGTATCCCTTATCATATGTGCAAGCCTTGTTTTACTGAATGATTTAGCAAGCTCAAGTGTAGGTTGCACCAGCATAATAGGCGATGGATCATAATCAACATAATAACCAATAGCATTAAGTAATATTTCAGATTTTCCAACTTGTGCGGAACTCATTATAACTACTTTTTTTATTTTTGCATTACTAATAGCATCCATAATCTCACGCATGTAAGGCGTTCTGTCAGTACTCCATTGCCCTGGTTCGGATGCGGCTTCTCTTGATATCTGTCTGAACTCATCGGCCCATTGGCTCATAGTAACTTTTTTAGGAGGAGCTACAAGCCTCGCTATATTTCTAAACAGATTATCAAGAGACATATTTTTATTAACCTCCATCTGCAACCACCCCATCATTATCAAGGTCAACATATGTATCATGTCTAAATAGCTCAGGATCATATTCGCTTAATTCTTGTAAAGCGTTACAAAGCTCATCCTTCAGAATATCCTCTATAACTGTGACATCTTTTTTTACAGCTAATTGTGCTGATATCTTAGATGGGATTGTTAACACCTTAGCCTTAAATGCCATAATCATTTTTCCCATTTCGCGCTCAACATCCCCAGCGTCATGCATGGACCCTTGCATCAGCGCCAGCTCCAATTCAGCTTTTTGCCTTCTCGCCTTTTCATGCAGCATCTTTTCGATTTCAAATTCTTTTTCAGTGCTATTAACCGCATTTTCATTGTCATTTTTAGTCTTAAGATAGAGGATATACTTTCTCATGGTAACAACTAGATTAAAACTGCCAGTCTTAATTTTTTCTAATATCCCCTCCTCCACCATCTGATTAATCCTTCGAGTTGATACATCTAGAATGCTGGCAATAACCTTTGTACTTACCACAACCTCATCTGCACTCATTAATTTCTTACTGGTTTCTGTCATTTGTCTCACCTCACCTATTTCCGTTTTTTTAGGGAAAGAAATTGAGTTCAAAAAACCCCTTAAAATAGATAAACCCCGGGCCTCGCCAGACCCGCATGTCAGCTTTTTTCTCTAGAAGAACCTATTGACTATCAAGGCCTCTAGGATATGCTCATATTACCCTTATAATACCTCAAAGATTGTATATTAATTAACAACAAGCAGCCTCCAGTGGCTGCTATTTGGGGCCAAATTTAAAAAACCGGAAGTGACATAACTCCTTGTTATGTTGCACAATACTTTTTCTTGTTTCATTCTAGGCTCATATATCTTTTCAAGTTATAGAACTATATGTATCAAAGGCTACAGGCTATTTTGCTTAATTGTTTTATAATTTACTTATCTTATATTCTGTAAATTATCTTTTGTTTTTGGACTCTAATAGAAGAAACTCAGACTTTTTCTAAGATAGTTGACACACACTAAATTAAGTCAATTACTCTACAAAAATAGATTTACCTATCTTCTTTTGGTAAATGATACTTTTCTTGTGGCTTCACTTACATCATCCCGTGTTACACCTATATAGCGCTTGGTAGTTGCTATATCTGAATGATTTAGAAATAACATGATTGTGTAAGGGTCAACGCCATTTTTGAACATCCAATATCCCATGCTTTTTCTAAGTGAATGGCATCCAATTTTTTCTTTGTGCCCTACTTCTTCTGCTGCCTCATGAAGTATTTTCCAAAACCATTGTCTTGTGATGGGTTCATTCTTTCCCTTACTCCTTCTAAACAAATACTCTCTATCCTTTTTGCTTTCACAATACTTCCTGTAAATAGCTTTTAAATCTTCATGGATCTCTATGACTGCCTCTTTATTTGTCTTCTCTTCTCTTAGATAGATATAATCTAAATTCTTCACATCTCTAACTTTTAACGGCAATATATCTGATATCCTTCGGCCTAAATATAATGCACTCATATAAAGAACATAATCCCGATCTCTTTTTTCCCTAATGACATCTCCAATATCTAGCAATATACCAAAATCTCTTATA